ACCGCAACAGGTGGCAGTCTTCCACCTATCACATCCAATGACCAACTTCTGAGTTCAAGCGTAGGGCCTGCCGCATGGGTGAGTAGATATCTCGATACTGGAACAAATCTATTCATAGGAACAAATACAGGTGTCCTTCCTCCGTTTACAGGATCATCCAATGTATATGTGGGGATCAATACAGGGCATTCCTTAACGAGCGGAATTCAGAATACTGCTATGGGATATGGTACACTTGCATCAGAAACGACAGGCACACAAAATTCAGCCTTCGGTTGTAGGGCATTAAGTGCACAAAATGGGGCAAGTTTCAATACAGCAATGGGCTTTAATTCTGGTTCTTCATTGACGACTGGAAACTCGAATTGTACGTTTGGATTCTATAGTTTACAGACTGAAATGACTGGTTCAAGCAATTGTGCGTTTGGACTATATTCTCTTTCTGTACAGACGGGTGTTACTGGAAATTCTGCTTTTGGTCACACAAGTGGACAAAATATAACCACAGGCACAGGTAACAGTATTTTTGGTTATCAAACATTGATGACTGAAACCACTGGTACTTCCAATACGGCATTTGGAAGCAGAGTATTATTGCTTCAAAATGGTGGTAGTAATAATTCAGCTTTTGGGTATCAAGCTGGTGATGCCATTACGACTGGCTCTGGAAATAGCATATTCGGATATGAATCTCTATCAACAGAAAATACAGGATCGGATAACACAGCATTCGGAATTTCAACTCTTCTAAGTCAAGTGGGAGTTTCTGGAAGCAGTGCCTTTGGTAATGAAGCTGGGAAAAATATTACCAGTGGTACACATAACAGTTTGTTTGGTTTTCAATCAGGGCGTGGACTCACAACTGGCTCAAACAACAGTGTTTTCGGATATCAAGCATTGACTGTAGAAACGATGGGTGGGGGAAATTCATCTTTCGGTTATAGTTCTCTCGCAGCGCAAATTGGGGCAACTAACAATTCTGCTTTCGGTTATCAAACGGGTACAACTCTTACAACTGGAAGCTTAAATTCGATATTCGGTTTTGAAGCGCTTCATCTCGAAACTGGTGGGTCAAATAACTGCGCTTTTGGTTGGAAATCATTATTCAGCCAAGTTGGGGGAACTGGAACGAGTGCCTTTGGTTATCAATCTGGTACTTCCATCACATCAGGGACTGGAAACAGCATTTTTGGAAACCTTGCGTTATCTTCTGAGACGACAGGATCAAATAATACGGCATTCGGTTATCTTGCCCTTTTAAGTCAAGTAGGAGTCAGCCAAAACAGTGCTTTTGGTTTTTCTGCGGGAACAGCGTTAACGTCTGGGTCTGCCAATAGCATTTTTGGTTATAATGCCTTACTTCATGCAACCACAGGGTCTAACAATTCTGCATTCGGGGATGGATGTCTTAGCAGTCAAGTTGGTGTTAGTGGATCGAGCGGATTCGGTTATCATGCTGGTACTGCTCTAACCAGTGGTGTTGCAAACTCCATTTTTGGTTATAATTCATTAGCGGCAGAGACGACAGGACAATACAATACTGCATTTGGTTATGAAACTTTATCAGTTCAAGTTGGCGCAACTGCAAATAGCGCATTCGGCTATCAAGCTGGTGGATCTTTGACCTCAGGTGGATTTAATTGCATATTTGGTTTTAACGCCTTAGCAGATACCACCACCGGAACCAGCAATTGTTCATTCGGCTATCAATCACTTTCATCTCAAGTAGGTGTTTCAGGAAGTTGTGCGTTCGGTTATCAATCAGGTGCAGCGATAACAAGTGGAACAGGCAATAGCATTTTTGGTTATCAGAGCTTACAAAGTGAATCGAGTGGGGGAAATAACTCAGCATTTGGTTATCAAGCTCTCTTTAGCCAGGCTGTGGTAAGTGATAACTCAGCATTCGGTTATCAGGCTGGGATGAATTTAAAGCACCTTTCCCCTCTTTTCACAGGGGATCAGAATTGTGCTTTTGGTTCGGGTTCTCTTATGTCAGAAACGGGAGGGAGATATAATTCAGCTTTTGGATATATGTCGCTCAATTCTCAGGCTGGTGTGAGAGGAAACAGTGCTTTCGGATATATGGCGGGTGCCGCCATTACTTCTGGAACTAACAACTGTATATTCGGTTCTGAAGCCCTGGATAGTGAAGATGTAGGTGGCGATAACTGTGCTTTCGGCTTTACCGCACTATCTTCACAAGAAGGTGCAAGCACCAATAGTGCGTTCGGTTCTATGGCAGGTACTAGTATCACGTCTGGTAGCAGTAACTCAATGTTCGGTGCTCAAACTTTGGAAACTGAGACGACCGGAGGTTTCAACTCTGCATTCGGCTATCTAGCATTAAATTCCCAGAGTGGAGCAGATGAAAATAGCGCATTCGGTTACCAAGCAGGTTTGGGATTAACGACGGGTGCTTCAAATTCCGCATTTGGTGCAAATTCTTTAATTGAAGAGTCGACTGGATCGCAAAATACAGCTATCGGTTTTTCTTCATTGCCAAATCAAAGTGGCAATTCAAATAACACCGCATGTGGTTATGGTGCTGGCTCATTTATTGTAGGAAATAATAATACGTGTATTGGTTCAGGTGCAGGGCCTCAAACCAGTCTAGGGGCAATTTCTAACTCAACTGCTATCGGATACAATGCAATTGTGAACCAAAGCAATTCGATTGTATTAGGAAATGGCGCAAACGTTGGTGTTGGAACACCTACGCCAAATACGCATGCTATCCTTGATCTGACATCTACCACACAAGCTCTCCTTGTTCCTCGTATGACCACGACGCAAAAGAATGCAATTACGGCTGTAGCTGGAATGATCGTCTTTGATACAACGTTGGTTTCCTTCAGTGGATATAACGGTACGGCATGGGTTGTTTTATGATCTTATTGGTAAAATTTTAGGATAATTGTAATGTCCTTTATATTGACATATAACACTTTGTTAGAAAAAACGGTCAGTTATCTTGAAAGGGATGATCCTACTGTTGAGGAAGATTTTGACGTCTGGGTAAAATTTGCCCATGAGAGGATAGGTCGCGATTCCAATACCCAGTTATTTGAAGTGTATGCATCGAGCACTTTTGAAGCTGGTGTTGCTGTTTTGCAAAAACCCGCACGTTGGCAAAACACAATCACTTTCAATTATGGGAGGGGTGCCAACAATGTGACATTGGGAAACAATCCATTGAGTACGGACGGTATCACGGGAACCGTCACGGTTACGATTCCTTCAACTGTTGGATTAGTGAATGGACAAGTGGTTATTATTTCAGGGGCAATCGATACGGGTGGTATACCAGCATCAAATTTAAACATTGCAGAAGACATCACGATCATAAATGGAACTACTTTTACGTATATTGCGGATTCGGATTCCACAAGTGCTGCTATAGGGGGTGGTGCCGCAATAACAGCATCATTTCCAACCTATAGTAATTACACACCTATATTGCTCAGATCCTATGAATATGCCTTTTCCTTTTGGCCAAATCAGTCCCTGACAGCACCGCCCATGTTTTATGCAGATTATGGCTATAATAATTGGCTTATTTCCCCAACCCCAGATCAGGATTATCCTTATACAATTGCATATCTTGAGACGCCTCAAGTCATTGATATTACTTATCAAACTAATTATCTGACCGAATTTATGCCAGAAGTTTTGCTGAAAGCTGTCCTTTTGGAGGCCATGCTTGATCTTAAAAATGATGAGCGCATTCCAATTGTTGAAGCTGAATACGTAAAGGCTATTTCATCCTGGAATGCAAAAGATGAACTTCGCAAAATTGACCGATACACCTCTAGAAAGGCCGATTAATCATGAGTTATACAAATATTTTTGGTGGTTACAATATAAATACCGCCTTTCCTTCGTATATGGATTATGTTTTCGCCGCTAACCTTCAATTGACGTGGGCTTCCTCTTTCGTCTCAAATACCAATGTAACGGCACAGAATAATGATTTGAATGCCACAGTCGCTAATCTTACCGTCACTTTAGGGGATGCAACTCTCATATCAGTTGGTATGCAAGTCCAATTCAATAATGTGGGTGCAAATCCGATATCTATAAATGATTTCAGTGGTGGCGAAATTGCCGTAATTCCAATTACAGATGCTAACCAGATAATTCTATATCTTCGCGATAATACGACACAAGCTGGTGAGTGGGGTGTGACGCAATTGGGATCGGGTGAATCATCCGTTAATGCAACCGAGTTGGCAGGACTTGGAACAATTGCCCTTAATGGCCAAATCAATACAAATTTTCCAAGCAAACAACTTTTGGGTGCTTATCAAGTTTTATTGAGTGATAGAGCCTCTTTGCTTGTTTGGGCTGGTGGCGTCAATACAATAACATTGCCAACTATTGCATCCCTTGCTGGACAAAATGGCTTTTTTATTGCCGTTAATAACGAAGGATCAGGCGTCGTAACAATTGCCACACCTGATGCTACTACCATTGATGGTAATCTGACTTTTTCCCTGAACCCAGGCCAATCAGCTTATTTTATAAATGTTGCGGCGAACTGGAATACCCTTGGATATGGCACCAATACGTACTTCCAAGTCCAAACATTAAATTTACCTATTGCGATATATTCTGGAACTTATGTCAATTTAACCGCCGCACAATCAGCTCCCTTAATTCAGAACTACACAGGCGTTCTGACCGGAAATGTTAACATCTATTATCCGGCTGCTGCGGGTCAATGGTATGTATTCAATAATACATCTGGGGCTGGGATCGTGACAATCCAATTGGGAACGAATCTGGCCCCCGTTGGAAATCCCATAGTGATTCCACAAGGTAATAGGATCATCGTCTATTCTGACGGCACAACGATGTATACTACCCCGACTACTATTACCACAGCAATTTTTGAAGATGGCTCGGAAGGCGCACCTAGTATAACCTTCGTATCAGACACAACGACAGGTTTTTATTATGAAGGCGGGGGTACAGTAGGTTTTTCGTCCGGAGGAGTTGAAACAGTATCATTTGGAGGAGAAGCATCAGTAATCGGATTTTCAATATATTCCCAATTGGGAGGTGTATATTGGAATTCAACAAATACCAATTATGTTGGTTTCAAAGCTCCAAATGCATTAACATCTAATTTTGTGTGGAACCTCCCAAATTTAGATGCTCAGAACTTAGGATGTGTCTTATATGGTACGAGTGATCAGCATTTAGATTTTACGGTTACAACTTATCCCATTACAACTTCCATAAATAGCATTTTGTATGCTTCTGCAAATAATATCGTCAGTCAAATCGCACCTGCTAATAATGGGGTTCTAATAACTAGTAACACAGGTGTTCCATCAATTTCTCCAACACTCCCATCGCAAGTAGTGAGTAATATAAAAGGAGCTGCAAAGGGATTAAGTTATTTCGTAGGTAGTACAGCAGCTATATTATATGATTATGGTGCAATTAATGTAGTCAGGAATAGTGCAGGAAATTACACACTCACTCCTTTCACTCCATTTTCAACCGGAAATTATATTTCTAATATAACTTTGAGTAATAGCTTACCTCTTATTGTAAATATAATATCGCAAACGGCTTCCTCTTTACGATTTTATTGTGTAACTGCTTCAAATATACCCACAGACCCCTCTTTTGTTTCTGTATCCCTATTTGGGGATCAGTAAATGGCCGCTGATCACATCATTGATATACTTAATCCGGGGCCTGGTATACAAAGGGATGGAACATCATTTGACACTAACCTATGCATAGATGGGCAATGGGTGCGTTTCTATAGGGGAAGGCCTAAAAAAATTGGCGGTCAAATTCTTCTTGATCCCGGCAATAATGAAATAATTCGTAATATTTACAATGTGGATCAACAGGGAAATGTGACGGACTGTTACCTAGGTCGACCTTCAACATTATCCTATGCATCAATTTATAATGGCAACGCAAACCCTGAAATAGATCGTACACCTGCTGGATTTGTAGCCAGTGTAGATAATAATTGGACGTTTGATCGATACACCCTCTTAAATTCTGCAATTGGTGTTCCTGTGGCTCTGGGTGCCAATCCACTGACAACCGTGAATGGCTCTAATGTGATCACCGTCAGCGTTGTATCGACCGCAGGACTTGTTGCTGGTCAATATGTGACGATATCGGGTGCTGCGGCTTTCAATGGTCTGACCGTTGCACAATTAAATATCAGCGCACCTATCACAAATATTGTCACCAACACATCTTTTAATATTGCAACGGTAGGGGTTGCTACGGCATCAGGTGCTGGTGGTGGTGCTGGTGTCTTTTACGTTAAAAGTGGATCGGTAAATTATATTATTGCCCATGCTGCGCAAAATGTAATGGATGTGAATAATTCTATTGAAAGCTTGATCTACTGGGGTGATACGGCTTTGACTACCCCATTAACACCAATCAGCACGACCATGCAAGCGGCATCTGGGGGTATCGTTGTTCTATATCCCTATTTTTTCAAATATACAAATGATGGAGTGGTCGCTTGGACTTTAAATCCTGGTGGCGATTGGTCAGACGCTCAATTTGCCTCGATTGCAGGAACTAAAATTGTCAAAGGATTGATAACACGGGGTGGTAGCAATGCGCCTTCAGGTCTTTTTTGGTCTCTAAACACTCTCATAAAGGCAACCTTTGTTGGTGGGGATACCGTTTTTCAGTTTGATACGATCCAATCTGACATATCGTTGCTTTCACAAAATTGTATTGTAACGCATGATAACATATTTTACTGGATAGGCTTGGATCAATTTTACATCTACAACGGGGTGGTGAAAGTTCTAAGGAATAACATAAACAAAGTTACGTTCTTTAGGGAATTGAATGACCCTTACCGTAATAAAGTTTGGGGAGAATTCAAGGAAGAATATAATGAAATTTGGTGGCATGCACCAACGAATGGAAGCACAGAGTGCAATCATACATACATTTATAATATTGAAACAGATCAGTGGTTTGACACAGCCTTTACGAGAAGTGCAGGGACGACGGTAGGTTTATATCCTTATCCCTTAGCTGCCGATTCTACAGCAATTCTTAATCAATATCATCCTGATCCAATCGTTTTTGCACTGGCAAACAATCCTTTAAGGACGACGATAAATAGCAATATTGTAATCGTCAATATTCCCTCCAATACAATTTTAATCACAGGAATGCTTGTTACCATCGCAGGCGCAACGGCTTTCAATGGATTAACAGAAATTCAATTGAATCTTTCCAGTACGCCGATCACTGTTATAAGCCCCACTTCCATTAGCTACTTTGTTTCAGCGAACGCTACTAGCTCTGGTGTCGGAGGAGGTGCAGGCGTTTCTTATTTTTATCCAAACCTATGTTATGGACTATGGCAAGAAGAGACGGGCGTTGACCGTGTGCTATACGGAATGTCACAAGCAATAGATTCCTATTACGAGACCAATATCATCACGTGGTTTGAAAAAGCCCCAACTGATGATCGTGAAATGCGCATTAGACGTATTGAACCGGACTTTGTGCAATCTCAACCTATGACAATGATCGTGAATACGCGTGATTTTGCGCAAAGTGAAGTGTCGAGTTCCCAAACATATACATTCCTACCAGGCCAAGAAGTCGTAACACTTGCAAAGGTGGACACGAACAATATGGGACGTTTGGTGAGTTTTAGATTTGAGAGCAATACATTGGGTGGTGATTATCTAATGGGTAAAGTTGTCCTCAATTATGCTCCGGGGGACGTCAGACCATGATTGTGATTCCTCATGGGATTGAATTTGAGGAATGGTCAAATACATTATACGTAGATTTACCCAAACTTAACCTTCCCTTGTCGACCGATGAGTCTAATTGGAAGGATTGGGCAGAGACATTGATCCTGGATAATGAACTCGTAAACGTTCCGTTGCCAGAAAGTTTCGATGATTGGCGAATATGGGCTGAATATTTTATTAATAACGTGTAAAATTATATTAAAATTTTAGGAGTTTTATGATGCCCCCAGCTTTAAATGCAATGCAAGGTCAAAATCAGATGCAAAATATGGGATCAATGCCTCAAGGTATGGATCAAATTCAAGATATGGAGCAAGAGCCAGAAAAAATTGTAGCCCATTTTTCCTTGGATGAATTTCCTGATTTGAATGAAATGCAAGGCGGAGAGGTTTTTGATCCTGAAACCGGATTACGAGATTATAGGCCATTAGAATCTATCGTCAAAATTCCTGAAATTCATGATGCGATCTTATCCAGCATGCGTGGAACAAAACAAAAGTTTGCAATGGGAGGCGAAGTTGAGGAACAAGGACGACCACAAGACCCAGAATTAGAACAATTAAGGCTTCAAGGCCGTCATGGTGATACTGAACTTGCTATTATATCCCCATATTTATTAGAATTCTTTTCCGAAATGGCTGCTCATGAACCACAGGAAAATCCTGAAACTGGATTGCCAGAATTCTTTAGTTTCAAGAATTTCTTTAGATCAGCCGTACGTGTTGTAGGTACCCTTCTAGGCCCTATAGGAGGATTTGCAGCAAGTAAATTAACAGGACAATCGACAGGAGCTGCTTTAAAAAATGCATTTATTGGAGCAGCCCTACCAATGGCTGCTATGGGTATTCCATATGTTGCCAGTGCAATGGGTTTGGGGGGAGCAGGTGGTGCGGCAGGCGGAGCAGGTGGTGCTTCAGGAATATTGGGAAATCTATTTGGCGGTAGCGCTGGTGGTGCAGGTGGAACGGGGGGTGGTCTAGTATCTAATCTCTCAGGTGTGGGCACGATGTTGCCAGGTGCCGGACAAATGGCTGCGCAAGCTGCCCAAGCAGGGTTGCAAGGTGGTGCTCCTGGTGGAATGCCTACTGCCGCCGGACAACAAGGCGGTGGAATCCTGGGTAGCCTACTTGGTGGTGTAGGGAAGGCTTTGCCTCTCGTCGGAGCAGGATTAATGCTCAATAAGGGACGGCAAGAAGAAAACAAGCAAATAAAAGATTATGAAAAGGAGCGTAGGGCAGAGAATGAAGCCGAACGGGAACGTTATGGGTTTAATGAGCCTTTACGCAAGAGACAACCTCAAAATCTAGAAGCAACCAACACACCTATATCACGCGAAGATTATGAAAGTGGCAGTATTCCAAGATTCTTTAGGGCAAGTGGTGGTGCAATCCGTGGGGAAGGCAAAGGACAGCAAGATAACATAAAGAAAGATATTAAAGAAAATAGTTACATCATAGATGCCTCGACTGTATCTGATCTCGGAGACGGTTCGAGTCAGGCTGGCATAAAAGAATTGGATAATTACTTTTCCAAAATCTCACCGATGCAGTCCCAATCCAATAGGCGAGAAAATAAAGCCCAAGGTGGTTACATCAAGGCCATGGTGTCCAATGATGAATATGAGGTTGATCCATCAATCGTTACGTCTATTGGGAGGGGTTCAAATGAAAAGGGCGCGAAAATCCTAGAAAAATTCATTAAGGAAGTGCGCTCAAAGAAGAGAACGAGTGGCGAAAAATTACCGCCCAAATCAAAACCCATTGGTGGTTATTTAAAACAGATTTCTGGATAAGGACATAAATTATGGTAGAGACATCATTTCAAGGTACCCCTGAATGGTATGGCGGAAAAACAGGCATATTAAAGGATTTGGTCGAAAGGGCTGAAGCCCAATCTCGGCAAAGATATGAGCCTTACGAGAAAAATGGTAGGCCATTGGCTCGCATATCACCATTCACGCCATTGCAGAAAACTGGCTTTAACCTAGCAGAACAAGAGGCAACGAATCCTTTATATTCTAGGTTATATCGCCAAGCTGCCCAAAATATAGGCGGTGCTGGGGGAGCTAGAGTTGCCCCAGAAATAGAACCATATCTAAGGCAAGGAACTGAAGCTGTACAACCGTATAACGATGTTCAAAATTATATGAACCCCTACCAAGATCAAATTGTTAATCAAATTGCAACTTTGGGAAATCGTAACTTGCAAGAAAATGTTTTGCCTAGGGTTAACCAACAATTTATAGGTGCAGGTCAGTACGGCGCAACAGGACATCAAAACTTAATGAATAGGGCTTTAAGGGATAACCAAGAGGCTATCTCACAAGCTCAAGGTCAAGCTTTGCACGGTGGATATAACACAGCTCTACAGACGTCCCTTGCTGCCCAAACAGGCCAAAGGGAAAGGGCTTTAGGAGCAGGTGAATTATCTGGTCGGACAATGGGACGTGATATTGAGAGACAATTGGCAGGTGGGGAGGCTCTCTCGAGTTTGGCGAACCAGCAGCAACAGGCTGGATTGCGAGGAGCGGCAACGATAGGACAGTTGGGTGCACAACAACAACAACAAGGCCAAAATGAATTGAATACCGCCTATCAACAATTCCAAGAGGAAAGGGCATTTCCACAACAACAGGTAGGGCGTTTGAATGAAATCATCAGGGGATTACCCGTTAATACATCGGGATATTCACAAGGAATTACGCCACAAGCTCCTCAAGCAAGCCCATGGTCTCAAGGCGCAGGATTATTAGCTGGTGCTACTGGTTTGTTGAATCAAAGACCTCAAGGTTATGCTACTGGTGGACATGTTAAGAATGCTTCCCATAATTATAGGCATTATGCTGAGGGCGGTAATATAAGCCCAATTCAACAAGGCGCCAATCATGCTATTGATACGGCAGAATTGCAGGAATTAAGGGGGCATGCGCAAAGATTGCAACAACCCCAAAGCGATCCATTTTGGGCAGGAGTGACAAGAGCAGGATTTAATTTAGCGGCAAATAGACAACCAGGTGCTATAGCAAATTTAGGTCAAGCTGCAAATGAAGGACTGAATGAATATCAAGGACAAATGGCAGCACAAGATCAACGTGGTCTCCAAAGTGCAAAAATTATGGAAATGATTGATACCACGAAAAGATTACAAGCCGAGAGAAATCGCAACCATGCAATGAAACAACAAGAATTTGGTGAAAAACAACGTCAATTTGGTCTCAATCATGGTGTTCATGAAGGTAATCTATCTCTTGCAAGAGAGAAATTTGAACATGAGAAGAAACTGTACGAAGAGGGTTTAAAAGGAAACAAGGGTAAGGAGGGAAAAAAAGAGCATGATAAATATAGGAAATCAAACGAAAAAGCTCTTGAACAAATATCTAAGACTTCATCTCAAATTCCAAGTATTCGAGAAAAATTGCATAGACTCAAGGAGTTAACTCATAAATTAGATACAGGGCCATATAAAGCCTTACTACCGACAACTACATACAATATTCCAATAATAGGAGAAAAAATTTCTGCTGGTAGACCAGAAGATTTAGAAGAATTTGACTCATTAACGGCTGAATTGGAACTTCTGCGAGCTGAATTGATGAAAGGCTCTCAAATAGCTTTGGGAACCCGTAAAATTATTGGGAAGACGAAACCACAAAGATCAAACACCTCCCAAGGTAATCTTCAAATTGAAGATGATATCGAAAATGAGATAAATTTAATTGAGGAAAAAAATAATTTTGGGACAGATGTTATGAATTCAGGAGGAAATGATGTTGATGCAACTAGAGCCTTTAATAAATATATAAAGGAAAAGAAAGAACATGAGGCAAAAAATAATACTCCGTTTACAAAAACACCCCAGGATTATCTTAAAGGAGAAGAAAATTTGACTGATGAATATGTTCTTAAAGATATAGAAGATTTGATAGGATAAAATACTATGCCTTCATCTTCTAAAATACAAAATCTGTCTACAGCATTATCGAGAGGATTAATATCGCAAGAGCAGTTTGATAGAGGGAAGTCTAAATTAGACCAGCGAGAACAGGATAATGCTATATCATCAAAACATAATTCATTAAAATTGGCTTTGGAAAGAGGGCTGATTTCTCAAGAGCAATTTGATAAAGGAAATATGAAATTATCTAGACCGCTTCAAAATTCTCAAGAACAAACTCCCGAAGCACAAAATCCACAAGAGGAAGAATTTGGGGATTATAGTAAGAGGGCTATTGCAAGAGGCACAAAAAATGTGGTAGTTGGGGCATTAGACGTAGCAGATTTCCTTGCATCTCCCATCCGCGCTGGGCTAAATCTCGGTATTCATGGTGTATCAAAAGCTATGGGTGTCGAAAATCCTTATCAAATTCCAGCACTAGGGGAAGAAGCTTCAAAAGCTATCGATACTTCAACAGGTGGTTATACGGAATCGAGAACACCAGAAGAAAAAACGTCAGAAGCAATGGTGCGTGGATTATCAACGTTGCCAGTAGGCTTAGGGTTAGGTGCTGCGGCCAAGGGAGCACAATATTTACCAAAAACAATCCAAGCTGGTGCAGAATTTTTAAGAGGATCAAATGTATTAACTGGCACTCAAGGTGCAGCTAATGTTGCTGGGACAGCCGCAACGTCGGGACTGATCCAATCTGCTTTAAATGAAAATCCAGAAAATGTTCCAGGAGCCATTGGAGCAGGATTAGTGGGTGGAATTGCTGCACCTGCTGCTATAGGAGCTTTAAGTGCCTTAACGAAGGGTGGTAGACAAAGAGGTGCTTCAAGAGTTGGTGAATTCTTGAACATCAATCCTGAAGCGGTGGAATCTTTTGACAAGTCTGGAATCACTCCAATGCTTGCTGATGTTTCAAGAAGTACAATTCCCAAGACACTTACGTCAAAATTAGAAAATCTTCCTTTTTCTGCAAAGCCAATTAGAGAAGCGAAAGAATTGCAGAGAAAACAAGTGGCTCAAGGATTGGGACAAGGAGAACATGGGAGGAATTTGAGCAAATCAGAAGCGAGTCAACTTGTAACGAAAGGTGCCAAGGAATACCAAAAAGGGAAATCAAAAGAGTTTGGCTCTATGTTTGACAAGGTTGAAAAGGATATAGGTAAATTACCTGATGACACAATTTCAATAGAAAACACCAAGAAATATTTTGATAGTCATCTGAAGAATATTAAAACACCTTCACAAGAAAAAAGATTTTTGAAATCCCCCATCGGTAAATTTTATACTGATTTATACGAGACCTCCAAAACTAACAACGGAAATCTTCCCTATCATGATGCTAAAGAAAGGCTCGATGAGATCAATGATCTTATAACAACTCATGGTCAAATCGGAAAAGTTAGCCAAGGAAAATTGAAACAATTCGCATCGCATCTATCTAAGGATATAGAATCAAGTCTTGAACCAAAATTTAAGAAATTAGGGCCTGAATCGTATAAAAATTGGAAGGAAGCCAAGAAACACTATGCCCAGTATGCACAAGAGGAAATTCCAAAACTCAATGAGATTTATAAAAAAGACAAAAAAGGAGCAACAGATGCCTTTATTGATTTAATGTCCAATCAGAAAAAGGGTGCGGAAAAAGCCAGGATTGCCATGAAAGGATTGAGTCACACGGATCAAATTGATCTCATGGATGCTGTTAATAAAAACTTAGGGGCAAAATCTGATGGAACATTTAGCCCCTTAGTTTGGGCTAGAAAATACAAGTCAATCGATCCAGAAGCTCAGAACATTCTTCTTTCACCATTATCTAAAGAGAGTAAAAATAAGGTGAATTACATCGCAGAAAGCATCGATAGAATAAAGGAAACTTTAGAGAAGGCCAATACCTCAGCCACGGCATATCACACAGCGATAGGTGCGCTTGGAGCAGCGGGATATAGCGCAGCAAAAGTTGCGTTGGTTACAGGTAATCCAATTCCAGCTGGTATTCTTGGAACTGGTTTATTTTTACAAAAAGTTGGAACTGAAAAAA